GCCAGATGCGTGACCGCCTTGCCGTGGCAGTAGTTTCCTGATGCGTGCGTTGTCATCGTCTATCTCCGCCGACCCTTGCCGCCCTTGGTCGTCTTGCATCCGCCCCGACCTTTGTTGGCCGAAGTACCTTTGCCGCTGCCGTCGTGTTTCGGTGTGCCTTTTGCCATGTCACCCGTCCAGCTTGGCCAGGTCGGCATTGGCCGCGTCAAGTTCGACGTTGGCCGAGGCCAGCAGGCTGGTCCAACGGTTCACGTCCTGTTGTGCCTTGGCCCGTTCAGCCTCGACCTGCTCGCGGGTGCGTGTGGTCACAGTGACGATCTCCAACACCGCCACGCCGTCTACCAATGCCCGCTTCGATTCGTTCTTGCTCATCGTCGCCGTCTCCTGCTCTTGCGGGCAACTGCTCGCTGTGCTGTCGCGGGTTGTCTTGACTCGGCTTCCTCGATCTGACCCGGCACAGGCCCGGCGTCTACGGCAAGGCCAGCATCGCACAGGTCCAGGCCGAGTTGCTCCGGCAGTTCGATGACTACCGATCCGGGCCGGTAGACAATACACTTCGGGTCGATCGTGATTCGTTTCTTGCGCATGTTCATATCCTCGCTCCCATTGGTTTGCCGTTTGCTTCGTAATCTCCGATGCTCTGCGTCATTCGCTCGAACGTCGGCGATGGCCACGTAACTTGCAGCTCCATGTGCCCGACTTTTACCCAGTTGGCACTGTGCAGGCTGTTCCCCGCTGCGGCCCACGCCTGCCAGAATGCAATGTCAGGATCAACCCGGCCATCCTCCCAGCGACCTTCGTCGTTCGGATGCCCGTGCATCCACGGATGCGGAAGCTCTCGCAGCTTGTCGGCCCGAATCGCGGTCAGGCCAAAGTGCCCGTAGCTGATCGGTGTGGTATCAGGCGTGCGGAAGTCGGCGATGGTCAGGTTCGTTCTGACCTCACCCGCGTCATCGAGGCAACAGAGCAGCATCGAATCCGCCTCACGCTTGAACTGGCAGGCACACACAGCGTCCACTTCCGGGTTCTGCTCCAAGATCCGCAGCAGGGCCACAACGTCCTGTGGCTCGAATACGGTATCATAGTCCAGCGTGACGATGATACCTGCCCCAGCGTCAATGCGTTTCTGTATGACCTTGGTGAGCCCCTGGCACCAGAATGCCCCGGTGCATTTGTCCAGCGGCATTGCAAGGCGTCCGGCAACCTGAGCGGCCCGGAACATGTTATCCATGAATCCCAAACGCGGGACCGTCATACACAGCACAGCGTCCATCCGCTTTGCGATGTAAGGGTCTGGCTTCCATCCGCACATGTTCAAGCTCACGGGCAGCTTCGAGCAGTCGTCATACTCCGCCGTGAACGGTCGCACTGACTCAAGGCCAGCGGTTTCCATCAGTGCGGTCATCTGCTCCGGCGTGAACGTCGAATGGTGGAAATCGTTGGCGTCGGTCTGGCCGCCCATCAGGAACGCGGCGAGCATCCCGGCCTTGCCGTCGTACTTGTCCAATGCCAACTGCTGCTGTGCAATCCATCGCAGGTTAGGCACAGCCAGCCTGACACGTCCGCCCGGCTTCAGGGTCCGAACCCAGTCTTGCAGGACAGGCAACAGTTGCCCGTGCGGGAAGTGCTCCAGCACATGCGATGCGTATATCTCGTCAACTGAGTTGTCTTTGTTGGGCAGCGGGAACGCCTCTTGCCCGTTCGCCCGGTCGATTGTCTTGTAGCCCTTGATAGTCTTCTTGCCACCGCCGATGTTCAACTTCATTGTCCATTCTCCCGAATGTTACGACCCACCCTCCCTCCCAACCCCGCCAATAAATGCACGGGGCCGGGAGAAAGGAGGTCTAGTGTTACCCGTCCACAGTGACGGATGCAGAGCCACCGTCCGGGCCGGGTACTTCCTCGCCGCGTGACAGGATGGCGAACGCCTGAGGCACTGCGGCCGCAACAGAGTTGCACATATTGACCCGCAGGTAACGCTCCCGCTTTCCGAGGTCAACATTGAACACGGCGCAGCCTGCTTCCGATGTGTTGAAGATCGGAATAACGTAACCAACGGAGGCCGACGTAGCCGTGCCGCCAGTGAATGCCACGATAGCCGAAGCCGCCGTACTGTTCGTGCCTTCGGTCAGTGACAGCGTGGTAGCCATCACGGACGAACTGGCCTGGACGCCGAATGTGAGACATACTTTCGCATAGTCCCAGCCAGCGGTGTCGAGGTAGCCGTAGGTGGTTGTCCCAGTCGCAACAGTTGCGTTGCTGGAAACAAGCCACTCGACTTTAGAATCTTGCAGTGGAATCATTTGTTTATTCCTTCAGGGTTGAGGGTAGGTGGTCAACAGTCGATCGGGCTAGATTCAGCCCGATCAGGCCGTGTTGCCACGCAGGGCGACGAGCGGGCCAGCCGCAGTGGACGAACCGAGGCTCTGGGCTACGATGTCGAAACGCTCCGTGAAGAGCACGCCGATCTGATCGTATTCCAGGTACCGCTGGTCGCTCTGCTTGACGGTGATACCTCGCCGGTCGCCGAACGTGGTGGCCGATCGCATGTCGCCGAACATGAGCATGACCGTCTCGTTGTACGCGGTCGTCGCCGACGGCATGGCCGTGCTGATCTTGACCGGGTAGCCTGCCAGCGTGTAACCGCCGCCGTTGGTGAGATCGCCCCAGGCGTTGCCGCCCAGTGCAGCCAGCAGCCGCGTGACGGACGAGCCCCAGCCGTACTGGCTGAAGTACCACTTGGCGTTCTTTATCGCGTAGGTCGGCAACTTGGCAACCAGTGCCACGATGTCAGCCAGAAGCAGCTCAGTGAACTGGTCGTCACCGGCGGTCGCGTCGGCGTAACTGCCAGCGTGGTTGCCATCAACCATCTTCGTCCTGATGCCGATCATGCCGCCGTAAGTCATAGAACCGTCGCCATCGACAAGGCAGGCGTCTTCTTTCGCGGCGAAGGCGTAAGCGGCTTCATCGGCCAGCGTGTCAGCCATGTTGATGAAGCTGTCCTCGCTGATTTCGCTGGAGTATCGGGTCAGCACTGCTGCCTTTTTGGCAACCAGATTCACCTGATCCCAGGCCATCGAACTCTCAGTAACTTCCGCAGCCTCGCCGGGGAAGTAGGCCGTCAGCCCGGATGTCCTGCGCGGCACGGTCAGAGTATCGCTGCTCATCGGAGCAATGAAACACTCCTGCCGGGCCAGACCGTACTCGTCGCGCAGGTCGATGATGGTGTTGTTGAACTCGGGAAGTGTGACGAATCCGCCAGCGGTGTTGACGCCTTCGGACTGGGCGCGCAGGTCAATGTTGTGATCGTTGCACCACTGCCGAGCCTGCGTGTTACCGTACACGGTTGCGGCGAGATGCGCGCCGGAGCGGTACGCCCGCTCTTCGGCGTCTGGACCCTTGAACGCACGCAGCGGGGCGTAGCGCCTATGAACAGACACGCTCGTCTCGATGGGCGCGCCGGGGGTTGACGGGGCCGAAACCCGCGTTGTGGCCGTTGAGGCCACGAGGGCTTCGAGCTTTTCACGTCGCGTGATGTCGGCGTCGAGTTCGGTAATCTGATCCATGAGGCCGTCGAACGTGGTGCGCTCTTCGGCGGTCAGATTCCGAGTCTCAGTGTCGGCCAGTGCGACGAGTGCGGTGGCCTGTTCTTTCAGGGCCGCACGTTGTTTCTTGAGTTTCTCAATCATGGGTAAACCTTTCAGTGAGAGTCTATCGTTCGGAGTCTGCTTCGTGTCGATGGACACTATGGCAGGGGTGTGACGCGACACCGGGGGGGCGATGGCTCCCGCGCGCAGCTCATCGCGTGGTCAGTCGTCCAGCAGGGCCAGCTTGCGGCGGGCCTTGTCGGTTGTGTATTCGTCTGGGAGGTGGTATTCGATCCACTCGTCTTCCGGCTTGACCGTCTCGCGTGCAGCATCGCGCGAGCGTAGGGCAACGGACGTATCAGGGTACGCCGGATAGGTTACGGGCAAAACGTCGTAAAGTCTTGCAACCTGCGTGATCGTCCGAATGGCAGGGCCGTCGTCTCGCTCTTCCCACTTATCCTGCGCGACGGTGAACGCAAACGACATCTGCGACACGTCGCCACGTTCCAGCGACACGGCCAGGTCACGGCCAACACTGGTATCGGGCAGGCTGAAGTCTACACCGAGGCCGGTCTGGTCTTGTGTCAGGCTCAGTGTGCCGCTTGACGTTCGGGCAAGCAGCATGTCCGGGTTATGATTGTACAACGCCCGCACGTCGTCAGCGGCCGCCAGGGCCTCATCGAATGCACCGGGGGCGATATACTCGACAAAGCCGCCCATGTCCTCTGACGCCTTGTCAAACACCGCAGCGTAGCCCTTCACACGCGGCTCGGTAGGCTCGATCTGCTCACCGCCATCGCGCGTTATCGCCAGGGTCGCGTCGTATGATGTGCGTTCCATTGCCATCACTCTTGTACCTCATCATGTAATGCCGCCAATTTGCGGACAGCTTCCGGGTCTTGCCCGCCCGGTCGCCCTTCTGGCCGTGGGCCACGCGGCGCGGCACTCCATGTGCCATCAGCTTGCAAGTATTCATTCATCTTGCAGCGACCTATATTGACAACTCGCCGCGTTTTCTTTCGCCATCCGAACATTGTATCTACCTCAAGTCAGTCATCATGCCAGCCACCATTAACCCGGCGGTGGCGTCAGCGTTGAATGTATCATCGTGCAGCATCGAGCACCAAAGCTCAGAACGTCTGGCGATATACTTGTCCAGCGTCACAAGGTTTCCAGCGGTTCCGCGTGACACGATATAGGCTCTCGTAGCCTGGCCGATAGCCACCTCGATAAATGCTGGCAGGCCCCGCTCGAGGCGTTCGACCTTCGCGGCGTCGCCCTTGGCTTTCGTCAGGGCCAGC